CCAACTAGAAGGTGAAGATCCTGAGGAGACTAGCCTGAAAGTAGCTCGTAAAGCTGAAAAGAAGCGAGCTGATAAGGGTGGTGAAGATGAGGAAGAGGAAGAAGATCAAGACGATCTAGACAAAGATGATGAAGAAGAAGGTGCTCGTAGTAAGAAAAAGGATACAGCTGAACAAATTTCAGTTGATGATCGTGTTGCTGCGATTAATCTTTCCGACGATGTTGATGCATTAACATCAGGTGAAGGACTTTCTGAGGAATTTAAGACCAAAGCTGCTACAATTTTTGAAGCTGCATTGAAGTCAAAGATCCGTACGGAACTTGAACGTCTAGAGGAAGAGTATGCAGAGGCTTATGATTCTGCTATTACCGAAGCAAAAGATGAGTTGACTGCTAAAGTTGATGGTTACCTCACCTATGTTGTGGAAGAGTGGATGAAGAAGAATGAGTTGGCAGTTGAGCATAAACTCAAAACTGAACTTGCTGAACAGTTTATCTTTGGTTTGAGATCGCTGTTTGAAGAGCATGATATTGCAATTCCTGATGAGAGATTTGATATGTTAGAAGCTGCGGCAACGCAAGCTGATGAAATGGAAAGTCGCCTTAATGAGGAGATTGAGAAGAATATCACTCTGACAACGCAAGTAAATGAACTGTCAAAGAATGAAATTCTTTTAGATGTGGCTTCTGATCTTGCAGATACAGAAGTTGAAAAATTTTCAGAACTAGCAGAAAGTGTAGAGTACGAGAATGCCGAAGATTATCGTTTGAAGTTAGAGACAATCAAAGACTCTTATTTTCCAAAAGCTATGATTAACGAAGAAGTAGAAGCAGCGCCGAATTATGATGCAGAAGTTACATCCGGTACAATGGCTGCATATATGACTGCTATTGGCAAAGTTGAAAAACGGGCTAATGGCGCATAAAATTTTATTTAAATAAAAAGGGAGAAAAAAATGTTTAACACTGAACACCTACAGGAAAAATGGCAGCCAGTCCTAGAGCATCCTGATCTTCCCGAGATTAAGGATCCTTACCGGCGTGCTGTTACTACTGTAATCTTGGAGAACCAAGAACGTGCGATGAGCGAAGATCGTGAATTCTTGGGAGAAGCTGCTCCGCTGAATAAGACAGGTTCGGCGATTGCGAATTGGGATCCAATTCTAATTTCGCTAGTTCGTCGTGCGATGCCTTCTCTTATTGCTTATGATATTTGTGGCGTCCAGCCAATGACTGGTCCTACAGGTCTTATCTTTGCAATGAAGGCTCGTTATACCTCACAATCTGGGTCAGAAGCTCTGTTTAATGAAGCCAATACTGGTTTCGCTGGACAGGCGGAAAATATGCCTGGAGGCACACAAGCATCTACACAGGTTGGAACAGATGTAATTAAAGCTCTTTCGGCTTCTGTGTATAATGTGATTGGTGGAATGGCCACCGCAACTGCTGAAGCTCTTGGTGATGCTGCAGCTAACTCATTTGCACAAATGGCATTCAGTATTGAGAAGTCAACGGTAACTGCAAAGTCCCGTGCTCTTAAAGCTGAATACACAATGGAACTTGCCCAAGATTTGAAAGCGATTCACGGTCTCGATGCTGAAACCGAACTCGCCAATATCTTGTCAGCTGAGATCCTTTCTGAAATTAATCGTGAAGTCGTGCGAACAATTTACCTCAACTCTGTTATGGGCGCTGCTATTAATACAACAACGCCTGGTATCTTTGATTTGAATACAGACTCCAACGGTCGTTGGTCTGTTGAAAAATTTAAGGGGCTAATGTTCTCGATGGAGAGAGATGCGAATGTGGTCGCTCGTGATACACGCCGTGGTAAAGGTAACATCCTGCTATGTTCTGCTGATGTTGCTTCTGCTCTAACAATGGCTGGTTTGCTTGATTATCAATCTGCCCTTCAGGATAACCTGAATGTAGATTCAACAGGCAACACTTTTGCCGGTGTCCTAAATGGTCGTCTTAAAGTATACGTTGATCCGTATGCGAATATGTCAGCACCATATCCGACAGCCGGTACACCAGCTGGTGCGTCTGCTAACCAGTACTATGTTGTTGGTTACAAGGGCACATCACCTTATGACGCTGGTTTGTTCTATTGCCCGTATGTTCCATTACAGATGGTCCGTGCGGTTGGTGAGAATTCTTTCCAGCCGAAGATTGGCTTTAAGACACGTTATGGTTTGATCGTTAACCCGTTCGCACAAACGAGTGCTCAGCAGACAGATGCTGGTTCGGTAAACTCGAATGTGTACTACCGTCGTGTGCAGATTACCAATCTGATGTAAAAGATGTTCTACAAAAAGCATTCGCCATAATACAATTATAAAGGATGCACTTTTGGAAGAC